GACGTTCATTACCTTTGGCAAAGACAATCACGTTCTTGTCCTGGTGGACTATTTCATTCATGCTAATTCGATCTGCTCTACTTTCCATTTATACTTAGTTAATAAAAAGTTAATGACCTTGCTCCATGTCTTTCCATGAATTGCTGAGTCATAATCAGCCCAAATAAAATGTCTATCCTCAGTGACAATAAAATAGTTATCTCCATCAGATAAACTTCCGTAGCAGTGAGTAGTTCCGCCGTCTCTTCTTTTGATTTCAATCATTAGTTATTCTCCAATAATAAAAGTTTGTTTTGTTGTAATGTAATTAAAGTTTTGATTTCTTTTTTTACATCGCTTGTCTTAACGTTGTATTTCTCAGCGAACTCTTTTACTACTTTGTTCACGTAAGATTTGTTAGTCCATCGACTAATTAAGTTAGGATATAAATCTTTCATATCCCAAAAACAACGAGTCACTCTTGAAGAGTAATTTAATGATTTTATTTCTACTGACATTTTATTTTCTCCTTATGTTATTTGTAATTGAATACGTTATGTATTCACAACTGCCCTCAGCAATTGCGAAGGCAATTGAAAATACATAAAAGAAAAAAAATAAATATTCTTTTCAATGGCAACTCAATCTCAGTGTCCTGTCCAATTAGGTTTGGAAGCTAATTGCGGTTGGTCGACTTATTGCCGTACCGAAAGATAATAATATGGTTTCTGTCTTTCGGCTCCGATGCCTTGCGATAAGAAAACTAAATTTTTCGCTGAAGAGTCACATTGAGAGACTTCAGCGTAGGCAAGTAATGTATCGCAATTGAACTAAATCCAATTACCAATTTAACTTCGGTCTGCTGAGCATTAACCTTCGGAAGATTTATAAAATTGATAACGCCAAATACTACTTTTTTCATATTTGGAATTCGGAGATTTAAAAAGTTCATGTGATTAAAAATATACTTATTTATAATAAAATATCTACTTATATATTATTTATTTTTATCCTTATTTATCGGGGTTTTTTAGACCTAAACTCAGGGATCGCTTGTTATTTTTAGGTTTCAACGGGAATTTTTTCCGTTTTAAAGCGTTTCTAGATAGATTTTAAATTGGTTAGCGTATGTTTGATCGTGGTTAGCGGAACGTTAAAATTAATTTAAAATAAAAATTTGAATTTATTAATCATCCGCCGATATTGTTTATATGAAAGCGAAATTTAGAATTGGTCAGTTTGTGACTGAATTAAAAAAACCATCTCAAGATATTTTATCCAATAATACTTGGGAACAAAAAGGACTCGATGATATTTTAGGAAATGTCATTGTTCTTCAAATCAAAGAAATTGGAATTGAAGAGAATACTAATAAAAGATTTTATATCTTAGAAAATGGAGCGGATAACTTGAGAGGATATTCTTTTGGAGTTTACGAGGATGAGATACTCAAAGTTAAAAGTTATTATCAGCTAAAGAAAATTGAGGGGTTTGATGAAGTAATAACTTTGGGAGAGTACTTTCGATATAAACATAATGTTCACTCGAACTCGTAAGGCTCATCGATAAAATCCTCATACCAATTCATTTTAAAGTGAACGTCATTTCTATTCTCTTCTAATTGTTTAGAATATTTGATGAGACATTCTCCGATATTCTTTAAGAATATCTGTTGCTCCAATTTACTCTCTAAGCGGTCAGCGACTAGCGGAACGTTGGTGACAAAATACATTCCACTAGACCTGATCACATCTAGATCATCCTCATCTATTTGAAATGCAATGTTCACTACTTTTGTTTTTTGTTCTTCGCTTAGTTTTTCTTGTTTGTATTTCTTTAAATCTATAATCATAACTAATTGTTATTAGATATTTTATGTAATATCCATTAGATAAAATATTATAAGAACTTCACACTCTTCACAGTACTATAAGTTTTTTGAAAAAATATTTTTTTAGAGAGAAAATTATTTTTAAACAAGTGTGATAGTGTGAAGAATGAGTTATTAGTATTGAGTTATATAGCTTTTTACCATCACACTACTAGTTTTGAGAAGTGTGATAGTGTGAAGGGTTTGAGCATTGGTACTAGGTAATTGCGGGAAAATTTTAAAAATTTATTTTTTATAATAATATTTCTAAAAAAACTTATAGTACCAATAATTGCAATCTGAAATAAAAATATTAATAATTGTGTCACGCTATATTTTTTATGAGTAAGGAAAAAAATTTATACAAAATGGTTAAAGATAAACTGCCAGATTTTAATCCAATTCGCATTGAAACAACTACCATTAACGGATTTCCCGATATGATTTTATTTAATAAAAATAAACACGCTTTGTTTATTGAATGTAAGGTTTGCGAGAGTCACAAACTGCTACAAAGTTTGAGACCGCATCAAAAATCATTCCACCATAAATACTCTCAGCTTTTTGGAAATCTATTTATCTTGCAACGCTCTCTCAAAGAGAGAAGAGTTTTTCTGTATAGATCGCTCTTTTTGGATTTTTTAGAGGGAAACGCTGACCACTCACCGCTAACCGCCGTTTCATTGGGTGAAACGTGGGACACGATCCGAGAAATTTTGAACAATGACCACAAGATATAGAGACATCGATCCGCTAACCGCTAAAAGCGTTGAAAAATATAGACTTATCTGTTCTTATAATACATATTATGCAACAATGATAGCTAACCGCTATCCGATGGCTTAGGTACTTTGGAAAAATGATTTTAAAAGTAATAAAAAATTACCCCCACCCCCCAAAAAATCGCCCCTTTTTTTATATACGTGTGTTAAGGTTTGCAACATATACACACTGATGGAACAAAATTCACGTATGAACTATGAAAATTTAGATACGCAGCAACTAAAGGCGATGGTTTTACTTCGCCAAAAGCAAGAACAAGAATTTGCGAGAGCAAATTTCATGAGTTTTGTAAAGGCAGTATGGCCAGAGTTCGTAGAAGGACCTCATCATTTAAGAACATCCGAACAATTTCAAAAATTTGCAGCGGAAAAAGCACAAAGATTAATTATTAACATGCCTCCACGACATACAAAATCAGAATTTGCTAGTTATTTGTTTCCAGCGTGGATGATGGGACTCAATCCTAGACTAAAAATTATTCAGGCAACGCACACAGGTGAGCTGGCAGTTAGGTTTGGTAGAAAAATTAGAAATTTAATGAATTCGAAAGAATACAAGCGTATATTTCCTAATGTAACTTTAAGAACTGACAACCAAGCAGCTGGTAGATGGGAGACAAATCATGGTGGTGAGTATTTTGCAGCGGGTGTTGGGGGTGCTATTACTGGTCGTGGTGCTGATCTTCTCATTATTGATGATCCCCATTCTGAGCAAGACGCACTCAGCGAAACTGCTATGGATAATGCTTACGAGTGGTACACTAGTGGTCCTCGACAGCGTCTACAACCTGGAGGATCTATTGCTATTGTTATGACTCGATGGTCTAACAAAGACCTGACAGCTAACTTAATTAAGAAAATGGCGGAGCCTAAGGCTGACAAGTGGGAATTAGTCGAGTTCCCCGCAATCTTAGACGACGATGATGAAGAAAAAAGAAAACCTATTTGGCCTCAGTACTGGAAACTAGAGGAATTAGATAAAGTTAAGGCTTCGCTGGTACCCAGTAAGTGGAATGCCCAGTGGCAACAAAACCCTACCTACGATGGAACCAGTATTATTAAGCGTGAATGGTGGAATGTTTGGGAAAAACCCAATCCACCAGAGTGTGCTTTCATTATTCAAAGCTATGATACTGCTTTTTCTAAAAAAGAAACCGCTGACTACTCTGCTATTACCACTTGGGGTATCTTTTATCCCAACGAGGGCAACGAAACGCATTTAATTCTTCTTGCATCCACCAAAGGTCGATGGGATTTCCCTGAATTAAAGCAAGTCGCGAAGCAAGAACTCCATAAATTTAATCCTGACAGCGTTATTATCGAGGCAAAGGCGTCAGGGACACCCTTGATACATGAGCTTAGACGATTTGGCGTCTATGCAACCGCATTTTCCCCGAACCGCGGGATGGATAAACATGTTCGCTTAAATACAGTCGCTCCCATCTTTGAAGCGGGACACGTTTGGCGGACCGATGACAGTTGGGCGCTGGATTTACAAGAAGAGCTGGCGTCTTTTCCTTACGGAGAGCACGATGACTTAGTTGACGCGACTACATTAGCTCTGATAAGATATCGAGAAGGAAACTTTGTCAGGTTGAACGATGACGACGAGGGAATCGACGAACCTGTGCACCATGATAGCTATGAGTACTACTAAAAAATTAATTAATCCTGAAGACAGGAGACTAAAACAAAAATTAACCCCCAAGCAAATGCTGTTCGTGACCAATTATGTCCAAGGAACGCTGACAGGGAAAATCTCAGCGGCGGAGGCGGCACGCCAAGCGGGATACGCTGATGGCAGAGCTCGACAAACTGCCCACGAACTTCTGAACCCTCACCTCAATCCCTTTGTGGTCGAAGCGGTGAATGAATTAAAACAAGATTTGTATGAGACGGCTGGCGTTTCGATGGCCTCGCACCTCTCATCGCTGAAAGAAATCCGCGAAGCGGCAATGGAGAGTAAGCACTACTCGGCTGCCGTGAATGCAGAAGTGAACCGCGGTCGGGTGGCAGGCTTCTACGATAACAAAGCGCAAGCGGAGAACTCTCTCGATAGCATGAGTAAAGAAGAATTGATTAAAGTTTTACAAAACTATGATAAGCTCGGCATTCAACAGGATCGTGGTCTGATCGTTCAAGATGACATGAAGAGCGAACCGCGGAACGTGGAAGGAGATTAATGGTAAAAAAGATAATTCATATCAACCAACACAAGATTCGATCCAATAAAAAAAATGGAACCGAAGATCCTGTGATTACCTGTAAAACTTCTAAATCAAATGATTATGCAAAGAATGTTGAAATT